TTGAAAAGCTCCTACATTTTGACTCGCTAATCCAAAAGCTCTTGTTTGTTCAGGAGTAAAACCTGCGAATTGAAATGCTGGAATATTTTGAGCAATGCCCGCTCGTCCAAACTTACGTAAATTAAAATCAGCATCGCTTTCACCAGATCTTCTTGTTGCACTTGGATCACCGAATACGGACGCAAGTAATTGTTCTGCTCTTTTTTCAATAAAAGGAGCTTGCTGTTGCCGTTGTATTACTTCATCAACCATTACGATCTATCTCCATATTTTCTTTGTAAACTATATAAGAATTTTGATCCTCTGTCTCTACTCTCTTTTGTTCCTTCACCACCCATAGCTCGTCCAAGTCCTCTTACAGTTTTTGCATTAATAACAAACTCACCATCACTTAACATTGCTGGTATGTCATCGCTTGTTTCTGTTCCCGGTCCGGCTATCTTACCATTCTTACGTGGGAAGCCACCATTTTTTAGTCCGGCTTGTTTCAATCCATTTATTTCTCCACCCATTGCTCTATTTAACAAATTAGGTCCATACTGAGAGAAAGGTACTGTTGATACTCCACCTATTCCAGCATCATCTAAATCTCTAAGCGGGTCCATTGTTCCGTATACATCTTCAAATCCTGTTTTTGTTTTATTTTTTTGTTCTCCAGATCCCACAGCTCCTGCTAATGCCGACAAGCCAAGCGCTGTTGTTAAAGGTTTAGTTTTTGCAAAATTAACTATTGATCCTAATACACTAGATTTAGGTGCTACTGCAGGTATCGCTCTTGTTAAAGCTCCTGAACTACCCGGTATTAATCCAGATCCTGCAGGTCCAAGAGTTTGTCCCGGCACAGATCTAAACAATCCGCCCAGACCTTGCCCAGCTTGTAGCCCACCAAATTTACTTAGTGCTCCACCTGTTAGTCCAGATAATGCTGCAAATTTAAGTGCTTCTTTAGGGCTTTTTCCCGCAACTAAACTACCAAGACCACCACCAATAGCGGAACCTAACACAGGTCCACCAGCTAGAAATCCTAGTCCTGCACCGATAATTGGAGCTGCTTTTTTTGCAGCTTTAAATATTTTTTTTAGCATGCTCTCCTTCTGCAAATCATGATTGTTTTAGTGCAAGGAGGCTGGCCTTGTGAATTAAGCCTATTTAATTGTATATTTATAGGCAAATTATTGCTATATGACAATAGAAAAAGAATGAGAGGCTTCAATGGAGCAAGTTAAAAAAGAAATAAAGTTAAAATTTGATGCAATCAGACCATTTGGTCCAACAGTCATCAAAGGCAAAGTGCCAAGTTTTTTAATCGACATAGTTAATGAAAAATGTGATGAATTATTAGGCGATCCTAAATTAGCAAAAGAATGGGACTGGTCGCCAAACTTAGCCGGTAATGTTAAACAAGAAGTTAGAATGCCACCAGAGTGGATTGATACAGGGGGACAGCAATTAGTTTTTTTGTTAGGAGAGATGGTTAAACAATATTTAAGCATACCTCCAGCAAGCGAAACTTTAGCACCTGATAAAATAGATAAAATGATTATTGAGTCTATGTGGGCCGTGAGTCAATGGGCTGGAGACTTTAATCCTGCGCATATGCACGATGGTGATTTATCAGGAGTATTTTACACAAAGATGCCAGACAGCATTGAAAAAGAAAGAGCTGCTGAAGATCATTATCCTAGTGTTGGTGATATTATGTTTATGTGTGGTGATCCTAAAACTTTTAGTGGACACAAACTACAGCATCCACCAGAAGTAGGAGACATATTTATGTTTCCATCTTGGCTTACACATATGGTATATCCATTTCGAACGCCAAACGAAGAAAGAAGATCTGTGTCATTTAATTTACGTTTGGTCCCAAAAAATGCAACTTTAACCACGGATGAAAATAAATAAGATACCCATGGTTCGAATTACTTGGCTTGATGCTAGGGACACGGAAACAGGTTGGCTACCAATAAAAGAAATTATGGAAGCGCCTTTGGCCGTGTGTCAAGAGGTTGGCTACATGGTTGTGAATAATGATGACAAAATTGTGATTATGCGATCTTGGTGTGTTGATAAAGATGATAATCATGGTGGCGGTGCAATAGCAATACCACGTGGATGGGTAAGAAAAATAGAGTATTTAAAAGTAGACTATGCAACACAATAAAAACACAGAATTTGTAATGTACGTTGATAATTTTTTATCAAAAGAAACCTTAGAGTCTTTACAAGAAACTTTTTTAAAAATTAATTACAGTGAAGTAAAAAATCCAGAGGGTCAAATTTATGGTTATAGACATACCTTTCCTCACAGTTTTCACACAGATCCTTTATTAAAACTAATTAAGGATTATTTTTTTCCTAACAGAAATTTAGAGCCAATATCAGTAAGTGCTCACCTAAGGCAAAATGATAAAGAGCCTTTGTTTCATGTTGATGTAGAAAAAGGTAACGTAGCAAACTTCTTGTTGTTTGTAAAAGGAGAGTCTTTGCTTAACAATGGGACAGGTTTTATGTCTGGTAAATCTTTAAGCTCTCACATAGGTTTTATAGAAAACAGAGCGCTGTTTTTTAATGGTAGTAAGATACCACACTCAGACCTGCAGTCTTTTGGTGACAGCTCTAAAAGATATACTCTAAATATTTTTTATAAAGATAAAGAATAGTGAAACCAATTAAAGCTTACGCTAGTCACATATATGGTGAATCATTTTTAGATTTTAATGATAATTATATTTCTCAACTTAAAGCTACCATAGAATTAATGAGAAGAGGTGATGTAAATGGTAGAGCTGTTTCTAACCAACAATTTGGATGGCAATCAGATAACTTACCCCACACAGGTCCTTTTGAATTATTAGTAAAAAATATTGAAGACGGTGCTTATAATTTTTGCAGTAATCTAAAAAATTTTAAATTTAAAAAGGTTAGGGTTGAAGCATTATGGGCAAATATAAATTATAAAGGTGACATTAATTGGCCACATAAACATCAAGGTGATTTAGCAGGGGTTTATTATCTGGATACACATGAAAATTGTGGTAATTTAATTTTGGACTCTTATCATTACAACCAACACTGTAAAATTTCTTCTTATCTTAAAATTTCTGAAGGGGTGTGCATAACACCTAAAAACAACAAATTAGTTTTATTTGATTCAAGTTGTTATCATTATGTCACTAAAAACAAAAATGATAAAATTAGAATTAGTATGAGTTTTAATATAGCCATTGATAATGACTGATAAAATATTTATTGGAACACCTTGCTATGGAGGTTTAATTACGGCAGATTATTTTAAAAGCTGTATGCAACTCGTGGCTTTAGCTGCAAGTAAAAAAATAGAATTACAATTTGGAACTATCGGTAATGAATCATTAATTACTAGAGCACGTAATACTTTAGTTCAACTATTTATGGATGGCGACCATAGTCATCTTTTGTTTATAGATTCTGACATAGCTTTTAATCCTGAAGCTGTTATTAGAATGCTAGAGTACGATAAAGATGTTGTTACTGGTATATATCCTAGAAAAACTATTGATTGGATTAAGGTTAAAAAAAGACTGAAAGAAGATCCAAACATGTCTGAGGATGAGCTATTAGCAGCTTCGTTACAGTATAATCTGAACGTAAAAGATCCTGATAAAATATTACTAGACAAAGGTTTTATTGAAGTCATGGATGGTCCTACAGGGTTTATGTTAATTAAGAGAAACGTATTTGTAGAAATGGCGAAGCAACATCCAGAACTAAAATTTGTTCCTGATCAACACATTAATCAATCTCATGATAAACGATTTGAATATCATAAAACATCTGACTGGAATTATACTTTTTTTGATACCATGATAGAACCTGAAACAAAAAGATATCTGTCGGAGGACTATGCTTTCTGTAGACTGTGGCAAAATATGGGGGGCAAAATATACGCAGATATTTTAAGTGGTATGACTCACTATGGTAACTATGCATTTAAAGGTAACGTGGCAACGCAATTTAAAAATTCAAAATGATTTACGAATACGCATCAAAAAATATTATAACTTGTAAAAATTTTTTACCAAAAGTAATGCTGGACAAGATTAAGATAGATTTATTAAATAATAGAACAAGATTTGATTTACCGGTGTGGTCTGACAAGACCAAAAATTTATTTAGTGAGAAGTGTGGTGGCCTAGATTATTGGATCAAAGACGGAGAAATACCACCACATAATGAAGCAATAACCAGCCTTGCAAATTGGTTTTATCACCAAGGTTTTTTTGAATTTGTTCAAAATCAAGGCAGACAAAATGCTTTTAATTTTTTATGGAAAAACAAGAAACATAAAATACACGTTATTTCCTATAATGATGGCGGATATTATAACTGGCACCGAGACACTGAACATTTCACTTTTAACTTGGTTTTAAATGATGGAGATGAACTTGAGGGTGGAGATATGTTATTTATGGATGACAATGGAATTGTTGAAATACCTAATCAAAATAATCTAATGGTGGTTATGCCCACCTATATATCTCACTCAATTACACCTCTAAAGTCTAAATCAGGTAAAGATGTGGCTTTCACACAACAAAGATTTAGTATACAATATTGGGTCAAATGCGACTAGTAGATTTAAAATTTAAGCCAGGAGTTGATAAACAGGACACTGCGTATTCGGCTGGGGATCAGAGAAAATACGTAGATTCTGACTTTGTTAGATTTCATTATGGAAAACCTGAGAGATGGGGTGGGTGGCAGTTTTTTCCTAATCCCAATGTAACAGTTGTTGGGGTAGTAAGAGACACTCATTCTTGGATTGGTTTGGATGGAACAAGATATTTAGCTCTAGGTACAGACAGAAAATTATATATCTATTCTGAAGGTAAGATATACGATATTACTCCTATAAGAGAATCACAGGCACTGACTAATCCTTTTGAAACTACGAGTGGTTCGTCAACTGTTACTGTTACAGATAATTCACACGGAGCTGAGGTTGGTGCGTTTGTTACTTTTGATAATGGTTCAGCTACTAATGTTGTAGATGGCATAGATTTTAACAACGAGTTTGAAGTTTTAACAACTACAACGAATACTTTTACGATAAATGCTGAAACAAATGCAAGTGGATCTACTGCTAGTGGTGGTGGATCTGTTACAGCAGCTTATCAAATAAATCCAGGGCCTTCAGCCTCTACTTACGGATATGGTTGGGGCACTTTATCTTGGAGTGAAAGCACGTGGGATGAACCAAGATCTTCATCTAGTGTTGTTATCGCTGGCAGAAGTTGGTCTTTAGATAATTTTGGTGAGGACTTAATTGCAACTGTTTTAAATGGTGGAACATTTATATGGGACACTTCAAGTGGTTTAGCTACAAGAGCCACTGCTTTGTCAAACGCGCCAACAACTTCAAGATTTAGTATCGTTTCTACAGATACCAGACACTTATTAATATTTGGCACAGAAACAACGATTGGTAATGCAGCTACACAAGACGATTTATTATTTAGGTTTTCAGATAGAGAAGACGCAACGGATTACACCCCTGTTGCTACAAACGAAGCTGGGTCGTTAAGAATCACAGATGGATCTCGTATCGTGGGTGCAATTAAATCAACAGGTCAAATACTAGTTTGGACAGATACATCATTACATGGAATTCAATTTGTTGGCACACCTTTTACTTTTGGTCTTAGACAACTTGCTGCTAATGCTGGCTTGATAGCACAACATGCAGCTATAGAGGTTAATGGTAAAGCGTATTGGATGTCAGATAACGCATTTTATCTTTTTGATGGTGTTGCTAAAAAAATGCCTTGTTCAGTGCAAGATTTTGTTTTTGATGACATAAGCTACACGAATAAAAATGATATAGCTGTTGGTCTTAACACAGCTTTTAATGAAATTATTTGGTATTATCCATCAGCGAATGCAACTCAAATAGATAGATCCGTAGCGTACAATTATTTAGAGGGAACTTGGTACACAAACTCTCTTGGAAGAACCACTTGGTTAGGTGCCTATGTTTATGAAAAACCAATAGCTACAGAATATGATTCTACTGCAACTGCAAACGCAACTAGTATACTAGGATTAACTGCTGGTGCATCTTTTGTATACGAACATGAAACGGGTAATAATCAGGCAGACGGATCAGCCATTACAGCATTTTTAGAGACAGGGTCTGTTGAAATAGCAGACGGAGATCAACTTATGTCTGTTAGTAAATTAGTCCCAGATTTTGACAATCTTGCAAATACAATGACAGCACAATTAACTTTAGAACAATATCCTCAATCTGCAGCCAATGTAACCACCAGTGGCACAATAACTGGCACCACAGAAAAAATTAGTGTAAGAGGCAGAGGCAGAGCTGTCAAAATTAGGTATACGACAAATAGTGTAGACGATACATCGTGGAGACTTGGTTCACAGAAGCTGCAAATAAGACCTGATGGAAGAAGATAATGGCCAAAATTAATATAACTAGATTACCAAATGCTACACAAGAATACGATGCAGGTCAGTTTGACCAAATGATAAGATTATTAGAACAAATAGTTTTCTTACTTAATACAAACTTTCAACAAGATATAAGAGAAGAAGCAGAATCGGAGACATTTTTCCTTGGCTAATACATTCAGAGGACCTATGTTGGATGTCACTTCGACAGACCTAACAACTTTAATAACTGTGCCAACAGCTAATCCGGGTGCTACACCACCTGTTCCGCCAACTACTATAATAATTAAATCTTTAATTGTTTGTAATGATTCTGGTAGTGCTACACTTTTGGATGTACAAACAGTTAGAAGTTCTGCAACATTTAAACAGTTTCACCAAAAAAGCATAGCTGCAGGAGCAACGGTGGATTTATTAAATCAGCACGACGGAATTACTGGAGGCATGATTGTCTTGCAAGAATCTGACGTGTTGAAAGTACAAGCTAACGCAGCCAATCAAGTTCACATAACTGTGGCCGATATGGAGGTTACAAAAGGTCAACTTTAGAAGGGATGAATATGAAACTACA